AGTTACCTTAATAAGAGACTGGCAGATGAAAAAGATCAGAAAGAACAACTTCATCAAAGGTTACAATACAGTATTCACTGAAGGTAATTATCTAAAAGAGTTCAAAAAATCAGTGGATTCCATACCGGAAATGTACAAACCGTTCTTCCCTGAGTTCAATAAATCACTTGCAACTCCTGCAATTGAAATGCAGTTTGAGGAGTACTACAAGGACATGTTCATGTCATTTGACACCATGGTAAACATGATGGACATATTCATGAATGACATGATCCATAATCTTGTAACGCTGATGCCATTGAAAGGCTCGACATCAACTCTTACACAGGAAATAAGAAATCTTCTTGTAACAGATGTGGAATCAGGAAATGCATCATCAGCTCTGCAGCTTAAAAAGTTCAAAGAACAGCTACCTGACCTTGCAAAAGAGAATGCATTCATATCCAGACTTACTCCTATATTCAATGAAGAGGGAGGTGATAGGATATTGATGTATGATCAGCCTAAGGAGCCTACAGACATAGATGATGTAATAGATGGTTGGAGAGAACTTATGACGCATAATGACAGAAGAATAAGAAGCTTTGCAGACAGACTTGCAAAAACTGCAATAGTACAGTTCGGATTCAGAAACCATCCAGTAGGATTTACCAAATACATACCTTCCGAGTATACCTCAGAACTGGTACAGAATGCATATGATCAATACAGATCAATGGGTATTCAAAGTCAACGTCTGTTCAAGAACTATACATTCTTTGACAGTGTACTTGGTAACTACAACAACACTGACATACTTCCAAGAAAAGGAAGAGTGGCTCTTAAACTGGAGTATGCTCTTAAACCTGAGTATCTTGGAAAAGACAATGAAAAGAAACTTGAGGCTGATAGAGCTGCCGGTATGGATGTTTTCATTAAAAGATTGAAAGTTACAACTAAAACATATGACAATAACGGAGAGTTGATAGACAGAATGATGCCTATCTTTGGAGGGCCTGAAGGAGTTACATTCATACCTATGGAACAGTATGTCAAGCAATATGAGATGTTAAAAGGCAGAGGAGCTGTAAAACTCTTCACTGATACTACAAACAGAAAGATCCTTAAAGGTACAATGCATACTAAGATGAAGGGTAAAGCTGCATCAGAAAATCCATTGTTCGATAAGGCTCAGAACATAGCGCCTATAGTTGAAGATGCTGATGAGAATACCAGAGAACTTAAAGGAAAGGAGGCAGTGAAGGAGAAAAAAGATACTAACGGAACAGAAGATACTTGTAAATGAGTTGCTCAATAGTAAGAAACAGTAACAGCCAGATCATAGAGGGGGTCTTTGCTGATAACGGAAACTCCTCTAAACTGTATAAGGATCTTGTAGAAAAGACAGGGGATGCTGAAGTAGCATTGGACAAATGGTTACTTGCATATGTACCTTCATTCATAGATAAGTATGAAGGTGCCAGGGATGAGAACGGAGAGCCTGTGGTAGATGCCATACTGGAAGCAGATCCTGAAGGAGTTGAGCTTCAGGTCGAGGTACTGAAAAAACTTGTAAATCAGACAGCAGTCAAAACTCCTGAAGGTTACAAAGACATGGAAACCTCTACAGTAATAGCAAACCGTGTTTCAGATCTGGTAAAGAAATACCGTGATGAGATAGGAGCATACTCGAGCAGTGATACTACTGCAGCAGACATCGGTACAACTGTACACATGTTAGTGGAGAACATGTTCAAGCACTTTACCGGTATAAAGAAAATGTCCCATGCTGAAATGATATCTGAGGTTGAAAAGGCATTGGTATCTGCAGGTATAGATTCTAAGTGGGTAAAGAGCATTGACAATAAGACAATGCTTAATCTTGATAAAGGTGTGCGTGAGCTGTATGATAATATCATCAAGACCCAGGAAACAATAGATCCTGATAAAAAACCCATCATACTTACAGAGCATGTTGTGCATGACAAGTTCAAAGACCTTGCCGGTACAATAGATGCTGTCATAGTATACTCCAATGGTCAGGTGGGAATACTTGACTTCAAGACCATGTACACTTCAAAGTCCGCTCTTGATGAGGGTAGGAATGTGGTGAACAGTAGTAAGATCACTGAGTGGAACATTCAGTTGAGCAACTACAAGGAAATGCTAAAGAGTCAACTCGGTATTGAAGACCTTCGAGAGTCACGTATCATACCTATTGGAGTCGACTATAAGGTATTTGACAAAAAACAGAACAAGCTTGTCATTGCAGACAGAGTTAAAGCCATAAACATGGCAGGTACCATAGGTACAAGAACACTTGATCCTGTACCGGTTGCTGGAGAGGTCACTGGAAAGAAACTTACAGACAATGCCATCAAAAGATTGGAAGGTCAAAGAGCAAAGCTGTTGTCAGACTACAGATCCACTTCAAATAAAAAGTCACGTAAACTGATAGAGATCAAACTCAATCAGATAGATACTGCAATGCAGGCACTCAGACTCTATGATGATGTAAAGGATGTCACCAAGATGGCGTCCAATACCATTGAAGAGATCACAAAGAAAATGAATGTGATCAAAAAAGGGTCAAGATCATATCTTTCTGCCGGAGACATCAGAAACTACATCAACGAACTGCAGTTCTTTGGAGAGATAATAAAGGCAGTGGATCCTAACTCAGATGAGTTTGTAGCCTTAAAGGGTAAAACAGAGAAAGAGCTTAAAAAACTTCTGAAGTCTGGAGAGCTTCAAGGTATCCTTGATAAAAGTGAGGCCTTATACGTAGGAAGTCAGATCAATAATATGGTAAGCACTCTGGAAGGAATGTTGTTCGACCGTATGAATGAGGAGGCAGGAGACGAAATAGACCTGAGACATACAGGTAAGAAGCCTGGAGTAATGGGAAGGGCCTTCTTAGGAGTAGCTGAAGTGGATTCTCCAGTATTTCAGAGATTCACTCAACTGTTCACACAGGCAAGGGATGCTGCAGAGAACAATACCTTTGATGATATCAGAGAGATCCAGGAAAAACATGAGGCCTTAAAGGCATGGGCAAAGTCAAGTGGAAGGTCTTTGCAGGAAGTGTTCGACATGATGATAAATAAAAAGAACATGTCACTGGTAACGCCTGCAAGACAGGAGTTCTATGATGATAGGGAAAAGGCCAAAAAGAATAAGGATGTAAAATGGTTTGAGACCAATACTACATTCAACGAAAAGAAATATCAGGAGGCCAGAGATCAGGAGCTTGCCATCTACAATGATCCGGCTTTTGATGCTGCAGCCTTTTTCAATATGAGAAAGGGGTTCAAAGAAAGTGACGCTGACTTTAAAAAGAGACTTGATCAAAAGGTAAAGGATGCAAAAGAGACCTTTGAAAAACAGCATAACCCTAACAAAAATAAAAGTGCATATCTGACATCTGCATTCCTTCAACCTAATGTAGAGTCAGGACAATATGCATCAGAGTTGTACCGTCTTATGAATCAATCAGGGAATCAGGCCCTGAAAGATTATTATGAGATGTACACCGGTCTGAACGAGAAGTTTGACTCTCTTGTAGGTTCTGAGACAAAGATCAAAAGAAACTTCATTGCAAATGTATCTCAGTCAATGACCGATAAGATAATGGAGTTGGGACCGGTTGAAGGGGTAAAAGAGCTGTGGAATGCCTTTAAGTATGATCTGCAGATCCGTGAACAGGATGAAGTAGTAGGTAGGACAGATCCAGAAACCGGTGAAAGAAAAAGAAGTATACCTCTGTTGTATACTGATGAGATGAGAATAAAGTTATCTCCTAAAGAACAAAAGCAGATAGAATCAACTACCAGAATAAAACTGGAAGAGGAGTTCAAGCAAAAACAAAAAAGTATTACAAGTAGGGATTTTCAGAATGCATTGAAAACTGCAACTGACACTGCAATAGCTGCAGCAGAGTACAAGAAAGGAAGGAATGTAAAGTCAGTGGACCTGACGTCTTCATTGATACTTCTTACAAACTCAGTGCATAGATTTGCTGAGATGAAGAATATTGAAGAGGATGTACTCACATTAAGGGAAATACTCGTCAACGGAGATGTCAACGAAACTGTAGTAGATGAGTTCGGTCGTCCTATCAAGGATAAACTCATGGGAAAGATAGCTGAGCGTATAGGCATCAGTAACGATACAGTGGCTCTGTTCGATAGACATGTGGATTTCCTACTATATGGAAAGAAAGGATCCGATGTGGAATTTGCAGGAGTAGCAGGACAGAAACTACTTAATAAGTTCCATTCCTATCTATCTCTCAAAGCACTTGCACTTAACGTACCTCTGGGTTTTGCATCTTATCAGGGAGCAAAGGCAAACCTCAAATTCCTTGCAGGTGAAGGGCGTGTGTTCAATCAGGAAGATCTTAAATACGCTGACAGGATAATACCTATCATAAGATCTGCAGAGTTCACTGCAGAGGATGATATGACAGATGATAAGATAAAAGCTGCACATGCTGTTGCCTTTTTCAGACCATCTACAAGAAATCTTACATATGAGGAAGCTGAAAAGACCTCATCATCATGGGGCAAACAGTTCATGACCTGGAGAAATGCATTTGTGCTTCACAGACTTGGTGATGATGCCATTGACAACAAGATCCTCATATCTCTACTAAAAAGCCATGGTGTAGACAGTACCGGTAAAGTGGTAAGACGTGACAGGGCCAAAGGAGACTTCACATCCATCATGGACATGGAGTTCAAAAATGAAAAGGGAAAGCTGAGCATCATACACAATGGTAAGGACATATTCAAAGAGAATCCATCACTGTTCACTACTCTACGTAACCGTACAAGAAAGGTAGCATTCAATGTAAAAGGATCCATCTCTGAAGAGCAGAGAGCTGCAATGCAAGGAAACATTCTGTTTCAAATGGCAATGAAGTTCAGGACATGGATGCCTGGTATAGTGCAGTCAAGGTTTGGAGATATAAAATACGATGCAATACTTGATGACCTTGAAATAGGTAGATACAAAGTATTTTTAGGAATGATGTTCAAACAGGGAATAGCACCGGGACTTGAAAACCTGAAAAATGTAATGATATCCACCATGCCTCTCATGTTGGACTACTATCAAGGTAAATTAAAGGGAGAGTATGCTGAAAAGAAGTATCAGGAGTTCCTGGAAATAAACCCACAACTCAGAGGTAGATTCACAAAGCAGGATTTTATCCAGCTTATGGAAGATAAGATGAGGGGAGCTATAATAGAGGCCAGGATGGCCGCAGCTCTTGGTGCAATGGTATTGTTCCTATCAGCAGGACTAAATTGGGATGATCCTGATGAGAACAACATAATAACAAGAAATCTGTTCCTGATGCTGAAAAGAACATCTGTTGAACTTTCATTCCCACATTCTCCAAAATCTGTAGTAGAACTTGCAAAGTTTCCATTCCCGGTAATGTCCTTAATAAAGAGTATAGATAAAATAATATCCAATGGTGTAGATGAAACAAGAGACCTGCTATTAGGAGAAAACTCAAGAAGGGACACAACTCCTATGTTGTACTATACCTCTAAGCAGATACCACTGCTCAATCAGGTAATGAATGTAGCAGGACTGTTCAACCCATCGATCTACGAAACAGAGGAAACGATCACAGAACAATTGATAGAAGAAGTTCTAGCAAACTAAATAAAAAGGGGAGGCTTTTACACCTCCCCTCTTCTTCTGTCTAACGCCAAGTTTAAGGCACTTAGCAACCTATTTCTTCATCTGACCTTCCAGGTAATTTCTAATGATCACCAGGTTGTCAAGAGTAGCTTCACAATTCTCATCTGTTATTTCAGACCATCTACCGTCCTGAAGCATCTCTACGTCTTCTACAACGCAACTAAGAGCTTCCATGGCTTTATTGAGTTCTGCTTTATTATCCATCTTTTCTATCGCTGCTTTAAGATATTTAGCTGTATCACAGGTCTCTTCATAGGCTTCCTGTAACCAGTCTCTCAGGGTGTAGTCTTCCCTGTCAACTGTCACACCGTACTCTTCCAGACCTTTCTTATCAGACTCTATTAGGTCTTCAATTATCTTCTTGGTTATGTTGCTTGTCATTTCGTAAGGTTATCAGTTGACTTTTTGATCTGTTTCGTCAGTCTTTGACTTGACCTCATCTCTCCAAAAATACTCACACGTTCCTCCAAGTACAGGAGGTTTTGCGAAGTATGATTGGTAATCACTCGGCTTTGCAGTGTATCTGTAGCATATCTGCTTCAGTGGGCATTTCTCGCCCGAACACATCGTAATGTCTGGCATGGCTATTCTTCTTCTTTATCTTGCAGTTCATATGACTTCTCAATGATGGCCTGTTCGATTGATTCAATTGACCATCCTGCCACCATTGCAGCAGATACGAACAGGTCTATAAGGTCGTGAGTTGTAACGTCTATCGGTGCAGATACTAAATACTCACCGCTTTCATTCTTGATTGTTATCGTTGTGTTCATTCTTCCTGTTTTGTTACACTAAAATCCTTAGCCGTAAAATCACTTTGACCTTGCTGATAAATGGCTTCTCTTGCGTTCATAAGAACTCTAACATCCTCATAAAACTCATTAAACTCTTCTAAAGACTGATTTGAAAGCTGTTCAAGAACCCCTATCGCTTTAGTGTGCTTGTACCTTTCTCTGAATCTTTCAGATATATGGATCCACCTTTGGTGTATTTCTACTTGACGTTCATGCTCAACTGCTTCTTCTTGAGTTTCAAACACTCTACCAGTGCTTTCTACTTTATACCCTGTGATCTGTTTTATCATTCTTCTACGTCTTTACTTCTTTTCACTTTAGGTGCTTCACTTTTTGTGTACTTTAATTTGCGATTCGCGATTCGCGATTTCTCTAAGATACGTTCCATCTGTTTCATCTGTCTGCTCCAGTCAATGGTTGCTCGTTCTGCTGATTCTACCTTGCGGATGAACTGCTCTGCTTCGTCTCCTTCAAGTGTTGGGATATAGTTATTCATCTTTTTTTAATTTCTCTCTTATTTTCTGCATATACTCTTCACACTCATTCTGAAGCTCAATAGCTCTATCTATTAACCTTTTTCTGATTTCTTTTTGCTCTGGGTTTTCATCCGACAGGAACACCGTTACCTTCTGCGTTGAGCAGCTCAGTTTATGGAAGCCTACCTTGTGGCAGTACTCACATTTTATGTTCGTTGCTTTGCTCATTTTCAATATACCATTTCAATAGTTCGTTAAGCTTTATTGATACCTCCTTCTTGCACTGCTTCTTCTTCTTTCTCGGAAGCTTTGGAAGGTCTTTGGCGCAATCGCATACAAGCTCAAGCACCTCTACATCGATCTTTATCTTAGCCATCTTTATTTTGATCTATTTCTTCTAATTTCATTATAAATCTTCTACCATCTTTAGTAGTAATAACACCTTTGCTATCGATATCTTTTACAGTTTTGTAGATCTCTCTATGAGGGATATTTAAAGTTTTGCAAATAGCAGATCTATAATGATGACCTGCTTGTCCATTTAATTTCCAACTATTCATTTTATTGTTTTAGGTTAAAAGTTAAGAGCGGGTGGGCATATGTTACCACCATTATCACCGAGCTGATCCATGGAATTTACGGCTGTTTATACTCTGATCAAGAGTTTCGCTCCACTATTTTCTTACACTTCTCGTAGTCCTCAATGGACTCGTAATACTTCAGTAAAACATCTGGGTCTTCATGGTTCTCAGGCAGGTAGAACTCTTCCTGCTCTGCAAGTTCGTCATAAGTTGTCTCACCTATCAGTAAAAGATAGGCATTATGATAGGCCTCTTCCATTCTTTGTAAGATTTTCTGCAGCTTCTGTTATCCAACGCTCATAGTCTTCGTAGGTCTCATCCTCCTGAGGTACAGGAAATACGATGTGAAGGAGTTCATGTATGATACTCTCTTCATCAAGATCAACATCATGGTATATGATGGCGCTTTTCTGTCCAAAATCCCTGGCAATGCCAATGAAATAGGACTCATCATCATACTCTACCTGCTCCGGATCTATTCTTTCCAGAGTTATGTTCCAATCTTCCAGTCGGAGTATCTTCATCCACTCCTTCAACATCTCTTCCATTATTACAAATTTACAACTTCACATGAACCACCACTACACGCAAGCTCATTTGATAGATCAGTATTATCATCTATCTCAACAACCTTGGTCAGATCAACTTCAGAAAGAGCTGCATATCTTTTATTGAACTCTTCCTCAGTGATCTCCTCAAACGGTGCCTGTACATAAGTACCACCATCATAAGGAAGAACTGACAGACCATTGAAGGTGTCCTTGTTCTCCCACATCCATTCTACGATGCCTTCCCACTCATCAGGCTTTACTGATACAGTGGCAGATACATTATGCGTATTTGCTCCATGGATATGGCCTGATCTTACCCATTCTGTATTCCAACGCTGAACACGTTCCAGCATCTGCAAAGCTGTTTCATCCTCACGTAGAGTAGCTGTATCTGGAGCCTTCTGAGGTATCTCAATGACCGCAGAGTTAGGAATGAGCTTCATATCATCTACAAGCTCAGGATGATTGATTGCAAGATATTGGTACAATGCTTCATCTTTATTGCACTGCATACGTCTGATGTAATACTTTGAATGCCATGCATGGATACCGGAGCTTGTACCTACTACACATGAAGTGGTCCCTGAAGGCTTCACTGTAGTGATACGTGCAGCAGGATTGATACCTATTACCTGAGCAGTACTGTAATTGCTTTCTATTGCAACACCTGCAGCCTCTTTAAGATCTAAAGGATAAACAGCACCGTTACAGATACCTGTCATACCTACACCTACAAGAGCATCCTTCTCAGTTGTCTCTTTCCAGATAGGTCTGAGATAATGAAAGTCTGTGAATCCTGCCTGTAATGTACCGAAGAATGCAGCAGCTCTTGCACGATTATTTAGATCAAGCTGATCTGTTACATTACCTGCATTGATCTCTGTAAGGTTACAGAACTGAAATGGTCTCAATGCTATCTCACAACATGGATTGGTTCCCCAGTCCTTATCATTTGTAAGATATGTACCTGGCTCTCCTGATCCTGACTCCTCTATCTTCTTCCATAAATTCACAAAGAAATCCTTTGTAATCCTATGACGTAACAGTACAGCAGAGTTATTGGCACGTCCACGTTGAGGATTCTTTTCCCACCATGATCCGCTCTTACATGCTATCATCTCATCATCATCTGCAGAGAATAAAGAAATAAGTGCTGCCCGTCTGATACCTCCGGCAAGTACAGCATCTGCAATATGACAGATCATGTCATGTACTTCAATAGGTGTCAGCTTCTCACCATCCTCTTTACGCTCAAGCATAAGCTCAAGATTGAACAGACATTTCTTAAGCGGCTCAGGCCCAGGAGCTTTACCACCTGCAGTTACCAGTCTTGCACCTTTAGGTCTGATATCAGAGAAATCAAACACAGGCTTTGTCTTACGTAGTCCGAAGTAGGCTGCCATAAGATGACGCACTGCATCTGCCCATCCCTCAATGGAATCTCCTACAAGATACTTCTGCTTTTTCTTAGGCTTTACTATCTCTGGAAGGTTATTCACATGATCACGCTGTACAGAATATCCTACACCGGTACCACCAAGAAGCAGGAACATCGTCTCACTGAATGCACGGTAGTCATCAATAGGAAGATATGCACAGTTATATACCCTGGATTCTGACTTTTCAATGGCAGGTCCTGCAAATTGAGCACCTCTCATCGACATGAGTATCTTCTTGTCATATATGAACTTGGCATTCTCTTCTATTTCAGGAGTAAGGTTGGGGTACTTCTTCTTCATCATAATGATGTACCTATCAACTATCTCTTCCCACGTCTCTCTTCTTTCTTCGTTCGATAAGTACTTTGCGTACTTGTTAAAGACAACTATGTCACTTAGGATCTGATTACTTTTATCCATTTGAATTGTTTAGAGACAGAAAAGACGAGGGGTTACCTCGTCTTTAACTGCCACTGTTATTATAATTACTGAGTTACCTCTTCTCCTAAGAGTTCGTTGAAATCAGGTTCAACGTAATTGATGGACTTCATTACCTTATGATCTGATTCTCTCTTGATCACGTAGTAACGTCCGTTGTCCATTTCCTGAAAATAGCATTTGATCTTTTGACCCTGTTTGTTGGGATGCTCTCCGTTAAGGTATGCTGTAACTGTCTCTTCCGCCTCTTCCTTTGAACTGCAGAACTTTGACATGTTACTCTCATAGATCTTGGTCATCACATAATTGATGTCAAGTCCATGTACCATACTCATACGTAAGGTCACCCACACAAGATCTCCAAGAGCGTCAGCTATCTCTACGATATTCTGAGTATCCCTGTTAAGAGCCTGTCTGAGCTCTTCAAGTTCCTCTACGATCTGTTCGTAATGGGATCCCTGAACATTTGATTCAGGAAATCCAGGTTGATTCATCTTTGGAAGTCCTCCGATACGACTCCAGTTTGCAACTCTATTGATAAGAGTTGGTCTTTTGACCACATACTTGGGTCCACCTCTATTCATTTTAGTTAGTTATTGAATTAAAAATATACTGAGATCACAAATATAATGTTTTAAACAACATCATAGACCTCATCTGCAGGTGCAAACCAATCATAATCCGGAAATTGCATAGCAATTTGCAGTTTAAGACCTGCAGTGTCAGTAGCCAGTACGACCACTATTCTTGTTTCCAACCTCTTTTTATGGGTCAGTACTACTTTATACGCTTTCATGTAGATTCCAGTCTATAGGCTCTTTACCCTGTTCTTCCAATACTATATTGCATTTACTGAAGATACCACTTTTAAGAAAACCTCCTCTTCTACCATAGGCCTCTGCTGCAGGATGGGATGCCTTGAGTACGGGATTGCCGTTCAGACACTTCTCAAATGCAGCAGCTTTGGATCCTAAGAAGATGACAGGCACATCAGGATATTCCTTTGTGATGGCTGTCAACAGTCTTTCAGTAAAAGGTCTCCACATCTCTGTATGGGAACCTATCCGTCCTGCTTCAAGTGTAAAGGCAGTGTTCAACATGAGAACCCCTTGCCTGCACCATGGCTCAAGAGTATGATCAGGATCAAGCTGAAGGACACCGGTAGTGTTCTCAACCTCCTCCAGTATCATCTTCAGTGAAAAAGGAACTGTCTTGGATCTCTCAATGTCAACTCCAAAGGCCACACCTGTAGGCTGTCCATACTTAGGATATGGATCCTGTCCTACAAGTATCACCTTTAAGTTCTCAGGTTGAGTAAGTTCAAATGCCCGGAAGGTATCTTTCTTGGAAGGTATTACCAAGGTAGCTGCCCGTAACTTTGCAACTCTCATACCAAGATCTGACATATCAGCCATTATAGGCTTCATGATCCTATCCCATTGCTTGAGATCTGAAGATCCTGTATCTGGTTTTATATGTTTCCCTATCTTCATCTATTATGTGATATAGTTCGGCAGAATCAGGAAGATCCTCGCCTATTCTTTCTTCTACTTTGGCCTTTCTCTTATCTGTCCTGTACAGGATACCATAGACCTCATGGGTCTTTTTCATTGAATGAAAATCAAGTATCCTTACCTTATAGGCATCTGACATCTGAGAGTATTTGCCTTTTACAAACTTAAGGAAGTCATCCTCATATATCATAGGTACGTTGAACACGTACATGACAGAGAAATCATCGACCTCCAACCTGTCCACAAAGTCATCATGGTTCTTTATAATGGCCTCCAGTGCATTGAATGCATCAGTATAACCTTTACGTAAAAGAACATGAAGTCTCATGGTAGGTACATCTTCCATCCACAGAAATACATTCATGAAGTATGTGTCCCACATTACCTGAGACCTTGTATTGAATAACATCGGTGTCAGGAATATGGAAGAGTCAGACGTCTCCATGGAATACAGATAATAAAGGTTAGGTCCCTTCTTCTCTATACTCTCTATACGGAAGAGTCCGTCCTGGACAGGAATAATCCTGCCAGGAGCGTAACTCATACCGGAGTGACGTACTTCATGAATGGTCTTATCATCCTGCCGTATCTCTGCAGTATCATCTACTCTGATACTTACACAGGTAGGATCCTTTATTGTAACTGCAGTTGCTGTTTCCATGGTGCTGTACAGTTTAAAGGCATGTCATGATCGTGTGCATACACATTACGTGGATGTTGCCAAAGATCATTCTCATAGTGCCATGACAGATCTTCAAGAAGGGTTATCCAACCTCTATGATAGTTACCATACAGATCAGTATAACCGTAATCTCCTGCCCGCAGATCTGCATCAGATACAGTATATGTAAGAACTTCATTGCGTCCAGTAGTGCCTACTACAATGAACTTGAAGTTCTCAACAGTATAACCCTCAGAGATCTCATTGGCGAACAGCTCTTCAACTGCTGCAGTGTACATGGAGGACTGTAGATAATACTTGTACTTGATGAATGAAGATGCAAAATAATATACACTGCTTGAAGTTGTCTTCAGATCCACAGGGTATATCTTCTTCTCCGCATGATCTACAAGTACAATATCAAGAAGGGCCTTGCATGTTACTCCTGACTGCTCCCAGAATACCGGTACCTGAAACTTCAGCTCAAGATCAGGATGTGCATTTCTGATAAAGAATCTTCTGGCAGAGCTGTCTGTCAGACAGTTCGCCTTCATTCTGCTCATCATATCATACTCTTCCTGAGAAATACAGACCTTACCATCATTCTCACATCTTTCGTTGATGTAGTCACTGAAGGTCTCAAACTGAGTAAGTGCGGTCTTCTTATAGGAAGGCTTGTAGTCAGAGGCTTCAAACGCAAGATCTGCAACATCAACATCTCCAAAAGGATCTGCAAGTTTGATGTTTATTGCAGCCTCTACCATACCTACCATCATTCCTGTAGGAGGAGTTGCAGTCGATACATAGTATCTCTCATTCCATTCATCCGGTGTCTGGAACATCAGAGCGTCAAATGCACTCCCTATACGGAATGCATCTGATTCTACACTTTCTCTGGGTTCTTTCACATTCATGGGGTGATCATCAAAGTCACTGAGAAGTGACCTTGATATACCCTCTGCATTTCTGTACTCCTGTTCATTCATAGATTTCATTTATTAGTTGTTTTAAGTGTGTATTTACTTTACTGTTGAACTGTTCAAACTCGCCAAATCCCTTAGGGGCCTTGATCCTGTGATCGAACATGTCGTCAAATATACTCAGATCCTCAGAATACTCAAGTCTTTCAAAGGTCTTTTTCAATTTTCTCACATGTGGTCCGAAAGTATACTCCTCCTTTGTACCTTTTGTAAGGCATAGCGGATGAACATACAGTACTGAGTCATGCGGAACATTGATGACAGAGCTACCTATTGCAGCGTTGATGGCAACATCCTTCTTAATGGATATCCTGTTCGTAGTATTGTTCTTTATGAATAATCCGAACAGTGGGATAACAACATCATCCTTATGTCTGTACATGACCCCATCCTTAAGGAACAGAGTATCATCATAAGGAGCTCTACTGCTCATCATATAGTTGGCAACATCATTTCCCACATGATCATTTACAAGATCCATTATATCCTTACGTTTCTTTCCATAACTGTGTATGATCTTACAGCTTATGGAGCTTGACCCTTGAATAATGGCATCAAGAGGAATGAATCTAGCTGAAGTGTTGTACTTCATCTCAAACAGAGGTACTGAGTTTGAGAATCCATAGATATAACCATCAATCACTCTATGTTCTACAGGCCAACCTGTGACCGGCATGGACCGTATCACCTTCTTATTGCTTTTATTGTGTATTATTCTCATAACTCTACGGTTTCCATCATCATTGAAAGATCATACTTTATGAAGAAAGGCAACTCCCTGGTCGCATCAGATCCATGATCAATGCATATCCAATTGTTCAAAACAGCGACCATCTTACCTGCAAGCATGGCTGCAGTGTGAGAAGTTGCCTTGTAACTGCATGCAAGATCCGGTACAGAGGAATCATCATACAGATGTTCTTTATACCTCTCTGCATTCTTAGGGGTCACTGCAAATAACTGAAACGCCTCAGCATTCATCCTACCATCTATAAAGAGCTTAGGGTTGTCCTGCTTCTCCCAGTTGGCGAACATGTCCTGTCTGGCCTGCATGTTATCAAAACATGAGACCATGATGGGAGTAGCCTCAGATCCTGGAAGATATCTTTCAGTATTGTAAAACAGCCCAGGCTTATTACCGCACATCCTATCAACATGATCAGAGACAGCAGCCACCTTTGTTTTACCTATATCAGCTTCAGTGTAGAACTGACCTGCAAGATTGCTCTCCTCTACAATATCAGGATCCATCAGCATTACCTGATGATCTCCTGTACGCATCAGAAGGATCATGAACCATGATCCGATACCGCCCGCACCTCCTACAATAATAGGAGGGAGGGATTTACCGAACCATGGGCTGTCCTTGAATCTACCATAACGTGTATCATTCATTTTATATGATTTTATTATAAGTTACTGTAATTACATGGTCAATACTCCTATTTCTTCAAAAAGTGTATTTATCACTTCTTGTACGAACGGATGATCCTTGAGCTCTCTGTCTTCTGGAAAATAATCCGCCATCACGTTATAGATCTCATTACATCCTAAAACCACATCCTCTTCCTGAGTACCATAGACCTCTTGTAAAATAAGACCGATAGAATGCTCTATCTCAGTATCAATGATGGCCCGCTTTGTTTCTTCAGAAAAAGCTTCAAAGGGTTTCAACGCATTTATGATATTTTCCTTTGTAAACTCCTTACTTATCGGCAGACCTATCAACTTACGTACTGCAGTAAAGGCATTGATGCTGTACATATGCTCCGGATATTTATCAAACTCAGACTCCACTCCAGGCACATCAAAGATGGTCATCTGGTTAGGAGAGATATGATCCTCGAACGGAGTGTCCTTGTACAACTGTCTTGAACTCTGATATCCCTGTACCACAGGCTTTGACAGCTTGAACTGTCTTGCTGCAAGGTTGACAGGAATATCAAACTCCACCTTACCATCGAATGTAAGAATAGGTGGGTTCTCTATTTTAAATGCAGTTCCTGTCACTCCTATCTCAGCCTCCATGCCTATCTTGGTAACAAACAGGGTAGCATGGTTGACTATGAGGGACAGATAGTAATCATAGTACTTGGTATTGTCATACAGCTCAGACATGTCAGTTCCTGAGAAGTATGCTTTCATACCATGATGAGTGTGAATGAATCCACGTTTCATGTCTTCAGCTTCAGGAACCTCTTCAAAGAAATCAAGGAGTTCAAGATCAATGGAGCCTTCTGTATATGAAGAACTTCCTATGTCAAGAAGATAGATGTGTTTTGCACGTAGCACAAGATCATCTGTAAAGATGGATCCTGATACTTCTTCGTAGAACAGTACACCGCACCATTCCTTATTGTCATTCTTTGAATGAAGATACGCTATCTCATTCATCAGCGATGGGCTGATCATCAAGGTATAACCTTGGGGCATTTCAAAGTGTTTCATAGATTAAGATATTTATTTAAGAATGTTTCTAAATACTTGTAGGCCTTTTTTACATCTTCAGCCCCTGAACTCACATTGTCTCTGATGTGGGACAGTTCCTCCTCAGTAGGGATTATATGTTTTCTGTCAATTGTCACACCGTCAATGGTAAAGGGATTCAAAAGACCGAGATGATACTCTCCATCCTCTTCCCGAACAGATAAGTGTATCTTTTGCATGAGCTGTAACATACTATAAGAGGACATGTCTGTTCCCAGTCCATTGTCCACTAAAAGTCTCAGCAACCTCTCATCATCTCCTGACCGTATCTTTATTCTAGGAAGAATACCGTCAGACACATACTGATAGGAAAGATTACCATTCTCCAACATATCCTTTGCAATACTTGATATGTGACGTATGGTAGGGACCTTACTTTTTAAGAGATGTGACAATACATTGTTCAGGTCCAGTACAGTATCCAGTTTTACATGAGGTACTCCTGCTACTGATTCATTACGTACGAATGAGTTCACAAGACCGAATACAACATCCATGTCAACTTCTGTAGTATCCAAAGCAGCTTTCATAGGAGTATCACTTCCAAGACAGAATCTGTTAAAGTCATCAAGTCCGAATTTAGGAAGATGGGAGTGGGAATAATATCCCAGAAACTGAGTAAGATCGGTCTGTATACGCAGTCCCTGCATGTTTTCAAACATGACCTTATTGTCCCTGAGTATACTGTACTCCAACTTTACTACAAGATCCTGTATGTCTATACTGAGATCCAGCTCATTGGTAACTGTAAGCTCCGGAAACAGTATGTACACAAAATTGGAGGATACTTCCACATGATCAAAGAAATGCAGAGCACATTCTTTTATGGATCCGGCCGTGACGGCCTGTGTTATCACCATGGTATATTTATTTATAGTTAGTGAATAAGAAAAAGAAAGAGAGGCTTTCGCCTCTCTCTCCTTTCATTTTAAGCGCCTGCCTTCATACGGGAAGCGCTGGCAACGAGGGTGATATTCCCTGTAGGTAACGGTGTACTCAGATCATCCATCATCAGTCTTGCCTCCTTGGCAATTACTGACTGACCTGTAAAGTCAACTCCTGTTTCTGCAGAAAGTTCTGCCAAGGTTGTTGCATTAGACTGATAGCTCTGTACTCCGCTTCCTGTTTTTACTGTGATCGTTCTCATTTTCTTCAAATTTTTGTATGAGTTGTGAATAATATGTACTTAGTGTATAATGATCCTTTATCAACTGGATCACCATCTCATCCGGTTCAGGTACCATGATATTGAGTGAATACTCTGTCATCATGTCCTCCAGATAATTACGTGCCAGTGTAAAAGATGCATTCTTCCCGAGCCTTGACTCCAGATATTCCAGAACATCCCTATCAAGACCGAGGTTTGCTATTCTCAATGTATCCATTTAGAATCCTTACAAAATCCATCATATCGAGCATTACGAATCTGCCCTTCTCATAGAAGCGCTTACCTTTCTTCTCTGTCAACTTACTGAGTATGACATTGATCTTCCCCTCGTCCGGCATCTCTGCCAGTATCTCATCGTAATTTACCTTCTTTGATAAATTCTTACATTGGAAATTAAACTCACCTGTATGACATATGTCCACCTTGGCAGCATCTCTCGCCCTGCTCTCAGCCCTTGAGCTTACAGCATCAGGAAAGATATCCTTCAAGATGGCTATGCAATCCAGTTCCCATTTATTACCCCTTCTTCTATTGTTGTTCATTCAACAGTTCTTTTAACGTATTCTTGGTATACTCCTTGCCATGCAAAAATACATGATCTGAAAGATCTTTTGCCTCAGTAAGGAATATTTTCTCAAGATCATACTGTTCTGACAGTTGTGTTGCGGCCTTTATGCCAGCATCATCGTTATCATAGAGTATGACAATACGTTTGAATCTTTGTTTCATGTCCTCCATTATATCAGAAGGTATCGGACACGTCTCACTCTGCGGTGCCATTGCAGGATATCCGAACTCATAGCACAGCATCACGTCCTTGTATGATTTCTGAATGATCAGAATGTCGTGTGTGCGTGGTAACAGATCTATACCCTGTATCTTGACACCACCTGCTATGAACCTGTAATCCTCCTTGGTAGGTCTGTACACCTTGTACTCTCCACCGAGATCATAGGCATATGCAGGCTCTTCACATGTGAACCTCGTGTCGTTTATCCAGTAATATGAAATGGGGCTGACCCTGAACAGTTTCAGAGTCCTTTGTGTGATACCGTACTGATCCCAGAATGCCAGATCTCCTTTAGTATATTCCCTGCGTTTTATCTTCAGATCCCTCTTTATGGGATTCTTTCTCACATATGTGACGTCAGGTACTTCACCGGTATCAAGATCCTTTGTTATCTGTAACAGCAGTTCATCACGGTCCAGTTCAGGATATACATTGGAGACGAAGGATATAACATCCCCCGTCTCTCCCAATGCATAGTCATGATAATAGGTGTGATCATCCTTCACCCTTATTATGAATGAAGGATTCTTATCCTCTCTGAACGGAGAGGATGTCAACTCACCTATAGGAATGTCAGGAAAGTAGTGTCTGTATATCTGCAGCTCACTGTACTCCTCAAGGATATCTATCCTTAATGGTACTTCCGCATTCCTTGTCTGGAACATCTTACCAAGGTGCCTCTGTCTCAGGCTCTGGGATCACAGAGTCTGGAGTATCAGTGGTTTCCACTGGTTTAGGAACGTACTCCTTGAACTCAAGGGAGTTCTGGTAGTTACCTTTACACTGAGTGTAGTCATTGGCAAGTGCGTTCTCCCATGCCTTGGTAGACTTGGAAGCTGCTCTATCAAAGTGATGCATGTAAACATCCTGATAGGTCTTACCGTCTTCAGTGGTAATTACATTGAGTAACACCTTTACCTCATTGTCATCCTTGATCTGATCAAAGATCTCACGGATCTCACTCAGATCATTGGTGAACAACTTGGACACGTCCTCGAAGTAGCAAAGACCTCTGTTACCTGCTGCATCTGCATAAGGATTCACATTGGCCCAAGCTGCAATGAAGTTGATGAGCTGTCCCTCACCTACCTTGGAAGGACGTGCACCCTCTTTACCGAACCACTGCTGAAGAGCATCAATGCTTTCTACGAATGTTGTCTGTCCGTAGTTATTGATGTACTCTTTCTTATCACCGGCACGGGTATCACGATCACGGTTCTCCAACCAGAATCTTCTCTTTGCAAGAAGTCCTGTCTCCTCATGCTTGAGGAAGAAATCGATCACTACCTTGGCATGGCCTTCAGGTGTCACTGAGATGTACTCAGGTTCCTGTTGTGGATTGTATCCAAGATCAGTGAGCTCAGACATTGTAGGATTGATCGCTACTACTTTCATGTTAGCAATGCCGGTGTACAATTTTCTTGATCCACCTTCGTCATTTGATCTATTATCGATCTTCATTTTTATCAGTTTTACTGATTAGTTAAATATACTTCATCCCAGTGGGATACCAAATTACCATCAACCTCTTCACCGAGTATGATGCTTTTACCTTTAAGGTGTGCAGATCGGGATCCGCAGAGCACTTCCTCAGATGATGAGAAGTTGAGAATGGTCTTGTTCTTGTCCCGGTACAGGTATCCGATGGCATCTGCATCAGCACAGACAATGTTCTTGTTCTGTCCTGTAAGGTTGATGTCCTTTGCATTCACCTCTTTACCTTCCTTACCGAGCATCTTCTCCTTCAGGTGACCTATCAGGATTATACCCTTTGATGCACTCTTCTCTATCCGTGCTATCACCTTTGAAAAGGCCTCACGCAGATACAGATAACCTGCACCGTTAGGTAACTTTCTGACATCATCACCCTTGAAGTTCTTACCCATAGGTGTGTTCTTGTACAACTTGAGGGCAAGTGGAAGTACCATCTCCTCAAGTTTGGTCACCGTGTCTATGGCTATATAGTCATAGGGTTTTCCGGCTTCATCTATCTTGTCCATGATCTGACGGATCTCATCTACGCTGTTCGCCTTCAGTTTCATGGCATCAACGAAGTCAGAACCGTTCTCCAGATCAAGTATCAGACAGTTGCCCAACATTGATACAAGTGTGGTCTTCCCCATTTTGGGAGGTGCATATAGCACAAGCCTTCTAGGATTCACCTGGGTGGCCTTTACCTTCTCCCTTGGCAGGATAATTTCACTCATTAAGTGTTTCTATTAAATTGAAAACTCTACTCATCTGTACTTCATCTGATACATTGGGCAGTTCTACGAAGTCACCTACGCAACCGTCAAAGAACGTCCCTACTCTCAGATTTGAAGCCCCATACCTGTTCTTGAGAACTGAGATGGATCGATAGAAGTCCTGCATCTTACGGATATTGTAACCTCTGTGCTGAGGTATCTCATATCTGTTAGGTGCAAACAGTCCTATTACCATGTCCGCATCCCTCTGTGTCTTCTTATTGTCGGCCAGGCCGTCCAGTGACGGCTCCAACTTTGATTCCACAGAAGAACCTGATGTGGTATAGACCTGCTTCTCCTTATCAGAGGACTGCTGTTGCACCACAATAGGGGACATTCCGTAAGTATTCCTGAGATCGACAAGAAAGTTTGAAGAGAATCTGTTTATCGCATCCATCAATGATTCTCCCTTGCCGGGTTGAAGAAGTGATATGTGATCAAAGATCGGTACCACCAGCTCTTCAGGATCATTGGGAACGTAAACATCATTCTCCCATTTACCGTTCGTCTCAGCATAACTTTTCAACGCATGGTATATCTTCTCAGGACTTTTCAGTCTATCATAGATCACCAGACAGTTACGCTCCATCTCATCAAAATACTCCTTGAGCCCTCTTATCTGCTCAACAGTTTCCTCATCCAACACCTTCTCAGGATGCATGGAGTTCAGTACCTTGATATCCACCCTCTTATTGTACAGAGTATAAAGACGGTGGATGATAAGTGACTGCATGAATATCTCTCTATACTCCTCAAGGCAGAAGTAAAAGATCTTCAGTTTGATCCCACAATCGGGGTTCTCCCTGATGTAATCATACGCCCTTATCACATACAACAGCTTAGCAAGCTTTGACTTCCCCACACCACTTGATGCTGTGATTATGGTGTAGGTCTTTGGTTCAAGTCCCGGTACGAATTTTTGGAGTCTTGGTAGTTTGAAAGGTATACAGTTGACCTTTCCTGACAGAACCCTGTCACGGTTTCCAATTATTCGATCATACGCAGCATCATACGTCCTTTCCCCAGTCATCATCACTTCTTCCTGTTGTACCTTTGGCCAATAATTCCTCACATTCTGCTGCAAGCATCGATATTCCATCCTTTTCGATGAAATATGGTGCCAGCTTCATATGATTATAGGCCTCTCTTGCTTTTCTGTCCACATAGTTCTTGGTCGCCTGAAGGATGATCGCCTCATCATAATCAGGATACTTTCTTCTAAAGGATCTAAGCTTACTTTCACATGACTGTGCAGTACCTCTTACAAGATAACCTCCACTTCTCACACCTACAGGGAACAGGGCCTGATACTTCTTAGCGAACTCTTTGATGTTCTCTACACTTACTGCAGCATCAATGTCCACCTTAGGAGTAACAAATCCTTCTCTCGGTATCTTGAAAAGTTCTCTGGTCTTATCTGTCAGATAGGCCTGCCCATCATTTATCTCAATGTATCCACGTCTTACAAGTTTCTTACCGTCAACATTCAACAGTACTTTCTTCAGAGCATCCGTATCGGCCATGAGTCTGGCCAGATATACATACTCATCAGGTCTTATAAGATGTTCATCAAGAATCTCCGTATCGATTGTAATAATCATTCTACTACTTTACAAGGATCATAAATATACTATCCCTGTATCCCTTCTTCTACAATATACGGTCTGCCGTAAAGAATGTCCTGTACCTGCTCATAACTGAGACCGATACCGAACCTTTTCCTTAACAACAGTGGTAGTTGATCCTCCTGTATATCATCCATCTCTTCCCGCAGGATATCGATGAATGCCTGTATAAGATCAACATTCTCTATTTCAGCCTGGATACAAGATCCGTCACGTTCAAACAGGGAGTCATTCTTATGTTCACTCCCTCTGTCATCTTTGTGAACCATTTTTCTTCTTGTGTACCTACAGTTACCGGGATGATAACGGTACCGATGCGATTGCCATCCTTTCTCAATCGACCTACACGTTGAAGAAGATCTCTCTCCTTACTGTAGTACGACATGAGAATGACATTATCGATGCCTTTAAGATTGGCACCTTGTTTCAGCATCTTGAATGATGCTATCACATCTATGTCCCCGTTGTCAAACTTCTGCCTGATGCTTGAGTTCTCTGACTCACGCTGTTTGGCAGACTCTCCCTTCTTAGCTGATCTCACTACGTTAGGAGTTATCTGCTCCAGTGCATTGAGATCGTTGCCAAAGATAATGGTTTTACCATTAAGTTCTGCAAGTATCTGATTTATAGCTTCTACTTTTGAGGGAAGGGAATACAGAAGCTCAGCTCTTCTATTGGAGCTTATCCTGAACTCGACCTCTTTCTGAGATGGATTACGATAGAACATGGATCTTTTGAATCTCTTGTCCCAATACTCGTATGTCTTTGCCTCAGTGGTCATGAACGGTTTCTTCTTACTACCTCCAGGTATGATCTTTTTGGTACTGTCCAACTTATGGTGCAGTACATAGATATCAAGCGGTCTGGAAGTACCATCCTCCTGTCCCTCATCCAACGTGTATGAAAAGCATATGGGTGCAATGGTATTGAGCAGGTCCATCTTTGTGGTCTCTTCCCCATCTATGGTCACTTCATCGTCATCTATCGTAGCTGACAGTCCCATTATACGGTCATAACTGTTGTTATGATAATACTTTGAATATGCCGGAGATAGGGAATCATGTATCTCATCTGCAATTACAAGAGTGTGTTCCATACCTATCTTACGATAGGC